TGCAACAGCATCTGTTGTAGAAGCACAGTTCGGCACCTACCTTGATGGCAATGCTCCACAGGGCATTATTGCAGACGTTGGAGGCGGTGTTAGAGTCTTTAATTCTGGTACTGGTGTAGGAAACGATGGTGGTTTTGACGCTGGTCAGAGATATCTTGGATTCCGTTCAATCTTCCAAGAAACTACAACTGGTCCACGTTACGTCACTTTCAGTGAAATTGATGCTTCATTCTTGAACAACAATGGATCTGTCACTAGTGTTGAGATTGATGTTTTTGTTGGTAATGGTAGCAATGGTGGCGAAATACCAGATGCTGAAAATGAAGGACTACAGATCCGTTATTCCACCGATAATGGTGTAACATGGACTTCTGCGGGATTCATCGCACCAACAGATCTGACTGATAATGATCCATCTACTTGGCCAACATTTGTAAGATGGGTTGATCAATCTAAGAATTATGCCACTCTGCAACTTGATATTCCAATTCAGTCACAGGGTGCTGGTATTACATTCCAGATTTATCAGCAGGTTATCAGTGGATATCAATATGACAACTATGGCATCACCAATTTCAGATACAATACCAACTCAGTTGGAAGCAATGTTGAATTTGTAAGAGTTGTTTCTCTACCAAGAATTAGCATTGCCCCTTACTACATTGTTGTTGAAAGAGAACCATTCGGTACTTTCACTGGTGTCAGCACTGCACATCCAGATAGAACTGCTATCTACAAGTGTATCGTACAGTTTGATGCTACTTGGACCGAGCAAGCAATTGATGATGTTGGTAATGATGAGAACGTTTATCTCGCACAGTTTGGTGGTTCTATTGCCATCGGTGATTATGTAATCATCGGTAGAGAATCAAGTGCAAACAACAGTGTATTTGATATTGGTGAAGTCTTCAAGGTCAAGGAACTTCTTGATCAAATTGCCAAGAAGTTCAAGATCAAGAATGGTTGTGATACTGCAAATGAAGAGACTGTATTTGAGGTTGACACAACAACTGGCGATACAATTTTCAACTCGGATTCTACGACGATTAATGGTCAACTGTCTATAAATGGTAGCTGCACAACTCCATTCACTAACGCACCAACCAACAACAAACTTACCATCACAAATGGTAATACAATTCCAATCACAACCTTTGAGGTTGATACCTGCACGGGTGATACAACCATTGGAAATGTCCATGGTACTGTATTCATGGTTGCTGAGGCATTTGGAACTTCACCTGCAGCTTATACCGCTGACACCGATGCAGTACATGTTTATAGACACAATCCACAGTCTGTAATTAGTGGTGGACCATTCACAACTCTCGCAACTTCTATCGTTGCTGCTACTAGCAACATTCAAATTCAGTCAAATCTTGATGCATTTAGCGTCGGTGATCTATGTGCAATGTATGTTGATGGATCTCAGATTGAGATCATTCAAATTACAGACACTCCATACGAACAGAGTGGTAATTTCTTCCTACCAACTTCCAGCAATGCTGGATATCCTACTGGCGGTCGTGGAAAAGAAGGAACAACAGCACAAAACTTCGCTGCTGGTGTCAATGTTGTCAAACTTGATAAGTATGACAGAACAACAACACTCCTACATGATATTCCCGCAACACAAGGAGCACGTGCTACTGCACTCAAGGCAAGAACACCAAACACCAGTGATCTAAGACTAGAAATCACACTCCGTGATGCTGATCTAATCTCACCAAAACTTGATTATATCACTCTCGTTAGAATTGGTAATGAGTTCTTCTTACCAGATAGTGTTGATGGATCTCTTGATGCATTCTTTGCGATTAAACTTCCTAAGAGCATCAGATATCCTAATGCAGTTACAACACCAATTGTTGATCTATTTGGTGGTGGTAATACTAAGATCTATGATGATGTCACACTATACAGTGGTGCATTCAGGATGTATGGTTCTGATGGACAGACTCTAGTTCTTTCTATCTCCAATGATGATGGTCACGCTGGTGACGGATCTATTGAAGACCCCATTGAAAATACTAATGGCATGACCCTCAAGGGTGCTGCTACATTCTATGGTGATCTGAAAGTCTACTATGATGATTGTCAGCAGAATGGCATCTGCTCTACTGAGACTTCATTTAGAGTTACAAACCGCGAAGGTGATGTTTATCTTGGTGAGCGTTATTACCAGAAAGGTAAGCTCTATGAGGATGAGCAGGGAACTGAAGTCATGTTCCACATTGACAACCTTGGTGGAACGGGAGTTGGTGGAACTGAGGGTGCTAAAGACTTTAGAATCTATCAGAACAACGCTATTGACTCCTTCGGAATTGAGAAGTATTGGACTGGCAATGGTGGTAGAAGACACACTTATGTCGCGTTTGATCCAACAACTGGCATTGGTCAGCAACAGGACAACCCACTACAAGTTAATAACAACTACATGATCAATGCTTCTAGCGGTAGCAATATAGTTCTTTATCTACCAGATAATGCTCAAACTGGTGATATGATCAGATTTGTTGAACTCAGTGGAAACCTGACATACAACACAAGTCTAATCATCAGAGCGAAGAAGATTAACAATATCGCTACTGCAATTCAAGGTGATACAACTGGATCAAGAATTGACGCTGGTGCTAACCAAACACTAACAACAGCATGGGATTCAGGCGAACTTGTCATTCAGTCTAGAAATGCATCATTCGGTCTAGTTTACGCTGGTTCGGTTGACATTGAAGGATCTGCAGATGCAAGAACAATTCCACCATCACTACGCGGTTGGTGGTTGATGGAACTCTGATCTAAGAAAAGATGACAGTAAGATACGATTCACTAAAGACCATGAGGGCTGCCAAGATTGGCACCATCATGCCCTGGGGAGGGGATGGGGGTACTGGATTCCTAGAGTCTAATATCCCTAAAGGTTGGATTACCTGTACAGGACAAACACTTAACGCTGCTGATTACCCACTATTAGCAGCGGCGTTGGGAGACACCTACGGTGGTGATATGACTGATAGTGGTGGAAATCATTATCAGTTTCCATATTACGGAACAGAAGGAACATTTAGACTTCCTCAGTTATCCAATACCGTAATGATGGATCTTGAAAGATCCTACTTAGATGATCCTGCATATCAGATGGGTCAGACTAATCCAGCTGACGCTGTTTACGATTCGCAGGGAAGCACACTTGGCGATTTAATCGTTGATTTTGGCGAAACAGAAATTATTAACACAACATATGAAGCAAGTTGTGATATTGATTTTTCACTAAACTTGGCAGGAAATCTATACTTTAAATTTGATAATATTACATTGACAGCACCAGACTTTTTAGAAACGGTCTATACTTTAAACAGAAAACTGGGAATTAACCACACACCATCTCATGGTCATAGTGATAGTTTGAGCTCAGTTAACCCGAACGCTTCTGGTCCGATGGTATTCAGAACTGACCAGGGTATTGATATGACGGGTGAAGCAAGCACTGGTGGTCCTTGTGACCCAACTGAAGGTCCAAACACATGTCAACTTGCAGAATCTGAACCAACTACATGGCAAGAAGGTGCTGTAGGATTGACATTTTATGGTGACCCAACTAAGGAAAACACTCTTCCTAGGTGTGATACTTTTATGGAGTTTGTTAACGACAGCACGGGAAAAAATTATTGGGGATTTGTTCCTGCTGGTGAAGACAACTGGACTACAACCGATATTCTTCAGGCAGGCGGTGGATCTGGACAGGCATCTACGACTTATACACAAACTGTTTTTGCTAGACAGCAGACAGATCAAATCATTGACACTGTGCCAGTAGATACACACAAAACTCCCTGTCATACTGGATACTTCCCAAGACCAATGGAAGAAAGGTCTAGACCCAATTTCTTTGGTTACAATACTGGATCTCCAATTAGAGCAGATGGATTGATTGATGATCCAGAAACAGCACCAGTATTTACTGTGTCTGGCGTTACTCTTACGGCAGAGTCTAATACATTTACTTTACCTGCTGGAACGGATCTCAGAAGAAGTTATAGTGTTGGTGCCATTAATTGGTATCAATATGATAAGATCACACCACTAATGTACGTGAATACTCAAGACAGGGACAATAAGTACCACTATTTGCGTGAGGGAAGTATGGTTCAAAGTATTGAAAATACGGGAACTGAAGCAAATCCAGTGTATGAAGTTAGAATAAATCTTCCTGCAAGAAATAGTGGTACAGTTGATCTTACTTTTAGGCATGGTTCTTGGCCAATGTCGCTTAACCTTGCCAAGGAAAATAAAGATCCAACAGAGCAGTCTTTTAGAGCACATAACCACGGAAGTTTTGAAATTAATCAGACAATTGGATCTATGGCAAGTCCTCCATCGCATACAGCAAATGATGCAGATGGGTCTTCACTTACCGCTGATAGTCTAGAAAATGCTCTAAATATTACATGTGATACCTCACAACCAAATGTTACCATGACGTTCATTATCAAAGCATACTGATGCCAGCATTTTACGCAAAAGAACGAGCAAAATATGGAAACTTAACTGGTCAGGTTATTATCTGGCCAGTTCAATATGAAGGCGACCCTACAAACGCATTAAACGCACAAAATTTGCCAGCAGGTTACTTAAAATGTGATGGCACGAAATACCTTGCTGACGATTATCCTGCACTAGCAGCAGTCTTAGGGGTAGGAACTGCATGTAAGTTTGCTAGACGAAATGCAGATGGAACATTTTTTGATGAATTAGCTGATACTCAGTTTATGGTTCCAGATCTTGGATCTAAATATCCAGAACCAACTTCTGGTGCTAATGCTGGTTTGTATAATAACATACGATTGGATAATGCTCTAGGAAATGAAGTTAGTAGATCTGGTATTGGAATTGAGGTTGCATCAGCAATTGGTACAGATGTAAACATTACATATTCTGGATCTATTACTGTCCCAAGTCAGGAGATTCCAATTCGTGGTAGACCTGGGTGGAATTATGCTGGTGATACTCATTACACAGATTCTGAGGGAGTTGAAGAAAACGCAGTTCATCCCCATACGCACTTTCATAGTGCTGTAAGAGCAAGAAATCTCTCAGTTCTAGAAAGTTCTAGCAATAATCCAGTTGCGGAAGGTAGAACTAGTTATAGAAACGCTTCTACTATTGCAATTCAGGACTGGTTAGATGCTACTACAAATAGTAGTGGAGAGCCAGGAAGTG